TGATGTTGCTGCTGCAGTACCAGAACTTAGAATACCGTCAACATATGTTTTTGTTGTAAGATCAGCACCTGCACTTGGTGTATAACTAGCAGTAATCTTATTACTACCTGCTGCTACTGCACCTGTGAGTGTGCCACCTGCTAATGGTAAAAATGTATCTGTCGTATACTTTTTAGTTGCTGCATCTTGGTTAGCTGTGGGATCACCTAGACCTGTAATCTTATTTGTACCCATAGCTATAGCACCAGACATTGTACCACCTGCAAGTGGCAGCTTAGTAGCTATACTATTTGTAACTGTTGTACTAAAACTTGCATCGTCATTTAATGCTGCAGCAAGTTCATTTAATGTGTTCAACGCACTTGGTGCAGAGTCTACCACATTTGCTACCTGTGTGTCAACATAATTTTTTGTCGCAGCATCTTGTGCAGAACTGGGGTCAGTAACGTTGGCAATTGTTGTACCTGTAACGTCTAATGTACCATTGACTGTTACATTATTAAATGTAGATGTGCCTGAACCTGCAGTTACGTTACCTGTCACGTCACCAGTAATATCACCAGTAATGTTACCAGTTATATTACCTGTAATGTTACCTTGTAAGTTACCAACAAACCCAGAGCTTGCTGTAATAGTTGTACCTGTTATAGCAGCAGCAGTTGACGAACCGATAATAGTACCGTCAATATTACCACCGTTAACATCAACGCTTGCCAATGTAGCTTGTCCAGATGTCGATACAGTTGTAAAGCTACCTGCTGCAGCACTAGAAGAACCAATAACTGTACCATCTATGTTACCACCGTTAATATCTGCAGTTGTTATTGTTGTTGTACCAGAAGCTGTTAAAGCTGTAAACGTACCTGCTGCTGCTGTAGAAGCACCTATTATAGTACCATCAATATTACCACCATTTATATCTGCTGTAGTTACTGTTGTAGTTCCTGTAGCAGTAAGATCAGTAAATGTAGCTGCACCTGCAGAGGCTGCACCTATTGTTGCGCCATCTATAGCACCACCGTTAATGTCTATATTAGAAAATGTAGCAGAGCCTGTTACAACTACAGAGTCAATATTACCTACACCATCTACATACAGATCTTTAAATTTAAGTGAAGAACTACCAATGTCAATATCGTCATCAGTTACAGGAACAATAGCACCATCTTGTATACGTACTTGCTCTACTGCAGAGCCACTTACTTCACTAAAGAAACCTATTCGATTATTACTTGTATCTATTACAACTTTGTTTAATGCGTCAGTGTCGGCTATAAGAGGTATATGTGCTCCTTCTGTAGAACTACCGTCATGTTTGTGTCCACCTGAAAAGGCAAACGCATCTCGTAGAGCATTGTACTCTGCGTTTACTGGTGCAGCTTTAATAACCGCATTAGCGATAATATCGGCTGCTGATTGTCTTGAATAACCTGCCATGTTATAACCTGTCTCCTACTCCAAATGTAATCACTATACCCTGAATACTGTGTGATGCATTTGTATCATTAGTTACGAATTTTAAAGATGCGGATTTACCTGATCCTTCAATGTTAATTCGTTGCACTGGTGATGGATTACCATCAAATATTGCGGTGCTATTATACAATGCTTCATTATAATATGCTGCTGCACCTGTAGTATCTAAATTAAAGTTAGTCGGATTTAATGTAGCTACATTTTCATAGTCATATACAGCCGACATAACTATTGAGTTATCACCTTCAGAACGTAAATATGTAGATACATTATAAAATATTTTACGTTGTTCAGGGTCTTGTAAATAGTAAAAAGGAGTTTGAAAAATACTAAAGATTGGATCACCTGCAAAGCTATTACCGCTTTCTTGCTGTTGCACCTTACCATCTGAAGTACCGTGTAATACAAATTCATTTTGTCCTATATAACCACTATCTGCACACGTAGCTGTAATACCTAGCATCTGACCATATTCAAACTGCAAACCATTTGGTGTTTGTCTAAATCCACCTATAATACCCTGCGAGTCTGCTGCACCGAAAAAATATCTAAACTGTGATTTTTGTCTAATTACTACAGCATTAAGAGTGTCAAGATCAATATCAAATACAATGTCTGTAAAAATAGACTGAATGTTTTTAGATACTGTTTCTAAATTAACATCACCAATTTTAGCTGTACCTGCAATAGGACGTAAACCATCTTGAGATAAAAATAGTAAGTCACCACCAATTTCTATAACACTATCTGTAGCTAAACACCCAAGGTCTTCTGTAACAGTTTGTAATGCAAAGTTTGCTAATGCAGTGCCGCCTAGTTTTTTAATATTAGTTGAACCAAATATAAATAGTTCGTTTCTAAATGATTTAATTGCAACTATAGGAAAACCTACATTTATTACTCCTGCCCCATTAGCTGATGCAAAGTCTGTTTCTGCCAATGGCGCACTAAAAAACAATTTAGTTGGGTGTGCAGGATCACCTGCTAAAAATAAATGGTTTTGAAATATTGCAGAAAATTTAGGGTCTGTAGGTGCATCTGAGTGCGTAATCTGTGTGTATGTTGAACCATCATACGTAGCTGCAGGATTTATACCATCTGTTAATACAACCTTTGGTGTACCAAAATTAAGCCTAGAAAATCTAACTTTAGTTACTCCTACCATTGTAGGTGAACCTGCAGTAGTTATTGCTTGCCAAGCTGAACTAGAGTTATTCCATTTATGTAGATAGTTATTTCCTGATGAAGGTTTTCTACAGGCAAGTATACCATCATTTATACCATCAGCTACACAAACACCTAATACACTTCCTGTACCTGTAACTGTGCCATAGTTATTAGCAAAACCATTTATTTTTCTATAACCACCAGTGACAGCAGGTTCATAGTTAATTAAAGCTATAGCTGATCCAGGTTGTGTTTCACCTTGAGATAGCACATCCCTGCTAGTATTTAGCCCCCCTTGACAAAAGACTTTAAAAGAAGCTAAATTGTCTGCCATTAGATCACACTATTAAAGGTACTAGTATATGGACGATTGATTGCAGTTGATCGTACATATAAATTATCGTCTAATAATATTCTACGCATAGACTTTATACCTTCTTCAAAATTACTTTGATGCATTGCTGCACTTTGTTCATTACTACGAAAGCGCATAACAAACATAATAGCACCGTCAATTACAACATGTTTAAATCTATCAGGTATAATCATTGTATCTGTGTGTGCAGTTAAGTCTGCAGGAAAAGTAAAGTAGACATACTCTACTTCATATGCTGCATCAGTAAGAGGTGTAACACCAAACTTTTCTTCTAGTGTTTGATATACATACAAAGGTTTACTAATACCATTTGTTTGATCACCTTCGTCATCTTGTGTACGATAGTTTTGCAAATAGTCGTTATATGTTATTGTTCTAAGTGGTCTTGGTGTGTTGTCTAATCCACTAGTCTTTTTCAAAAAGAACGAATCCCAATCAACAGTACCCATGTCTGTAGGAAAGTCATAGGTTCGTTGAGCTGCTGTTAATGTTTGAGTATTAGTTGTTTTTAAAAAAGGATATTCTTGTCCATCTTGTATTATTAATCTTATGCTATTGTTAACAGCATCTTTAACTAAACCCTGTACGTTACGCACAGTATCAAATCCACTACCTGCAGTATCCAGAGTAACTTCATTTAATCTTCTTAGTGTATCGTTTACAAGTGTAATATACGTAGTTGCCATTTAAATAACCTTCAGATAAGCTGAGAGGGGCAAGTTGCCCTGCCCCCCAGTTTAGTTTATTTATGCGAGTGTGTCACGATCTACTTCATCAGCAGACATTTCACCTAATGCACTGACGTCCATCATTACGGCATATACACGTAGTGTACCTGCTGTAAATGAGCCGCCTGAACCTGCAAGGGTTACGTCAAGTGTATCTGCAGAAGTGATAACAATATCACCTGCTACAGTAGCTGAAGGGGCATAAGCTCCATCAGAAGCACCATCAATATCAAATGCAGCCACGTACTCATTGTCATCTACAGCCGTACCTAAAATTGCGGTAGCGTCTGTACCAGAGTTCATAGTAGCAGAAGCTGTTACTTGAAGACCTGCTGCCATAATTTTAGTGTTAGCAGGAACGGTAATTGCTTGTACTACATCACCTGGGGCAATGCTGTTTGCAGTCAAATCAATGGTTTGCTCAACCATGTAAGGTTGACGACCACGTGAAGAACTTCCGTGTGCAGGAGCTAGAGTTGCAGTAATAGTAGCCATTTTCTATTCTCCTTATCGCAAGTTGTATATCGCATTAACCAACGCTTCAGGGCGTAAGATTTTGCGACCATATAGATGCATACCACGAACAATATCAGCAAAGCTGTCAGGGTCACGATATGTTTCTGTCTTATTGATCTGCTCTGCAGTTGCGACTGCTGAACTGTGACCGCCTACGATAACACCGTAGTTAGTCGCATTTGAAGCAGCTTCAGTTGCAGGACCAGAACCAATAGTAGGTAGGTTGTTAGATACATGTACCTGAAAACCGTGTAGGTTATTAACTACAAGACCATTTCGTATTCCACCTGACTCACCGAAATCTGCGTTTTGAAGACGTGAATCTTCATCTCTTAGAATTTCCATGAATACTGGGTCTACAACAAGCCATCTACCTTGTGAGTCAACATTTTGTTGATCCAACTTACGTGCCATACGAGCAATAAGTTGTAGTGGGTTTGCTTCACCTGCAGTTGAAGGTGTAGCTGTTGCACCACCTGTTCGAGGTAGAAGTGCAATTGACTGACCGCCTGTACCTGCATTAAAGTCAGAACCATCTAACTTCATTGAGGAAAGCAATTCGTCAGAACCTGCAGTTGATACAGCTTTAGAACCGTTAACAGTTGTGTTAGCAGTGTTAGCATTACCATGTATTGCAGATTGTTTAAAGCCAGATAAATAACCAAGTACATCTTGGTCAAACTGGTCTGATAGTCTATATGCAGCACGATCAGATGCAAGACTACCGAAATTCACGTGTGAGTGAGCTTCTTCAATATCATCGACTTTGAAAGCAAAGTAGTTAGCTTTGTCAATAGTCAATGAAAAATCTTCATCATCTAAATCTTGTGGTGTAATAGTTGTACCACGTGCATATGATTTAACGGTGATTTCAGGTTCTTTAG